TCACACCTGACCCCCGAAGACCTGCGTCACCCATCGCTCGTGTCCGGCCTGCGCCTCGGCGTAAGTGGCATAGCGCTCCATCGCCTGATCGAACTCGCCGCCGAACACCATCGTCTCGAAGACTATTGGCGGGCCGCCACCCGTATAGCGATGATCGCTCCCGAGAAACACGGTCGAAACCAGCGCATCGGCCGTTTCCGTTCGCCATAGTAACCGTTCCTCTGACTTTCCCATCCACTCGCCCCAGGCGCGGATATCGGGGCATGGGGCCACCTTCTCGCCTTCCAAGATGTAGAACATCACGCTCCACCCTCCTTCTCCAGGGTCGCCAACGCGTCCTTGAGAGAGCTTTCAAGCACAACAGCCTCGTTGAAGAAGTGGCGACGGCCGCGCAGCATCTTCCACGCGGCGGCGATCCGTTCGCGAAGCGGCGGCGCGACGCCGTAGACCGATCCCACCGAGATGCACAACTCGCGGACCGGTTTGACGCGCCAGTAGTACAGGTGCAGGAAGTGCGCCACCTCGCCGCATTGGCAAGGGATGTAGTAGGCCGCCACTTGGTCGCCCGTCTCGGGTCCGTCGTTCATGAGGTCGCTCCTTCCTGGGCAACGGCCGCGGCGTGCGGCCGTCGCAGTGATACATTGTGTCTACGCAGGTGCCGGTACAGCGGGCGCATGATCGTCACGTCGCCGCGCTGGATGACGGCGTACATGACGCCGCGAGTGTACTTCAGGTGGACGCGGGGTTTTAGTTTGGTCATGGTTCCTCCTATCGCTGAATGATGTCGGCAAGCTCGGCCGGTATTTGGCGCGTCAGGTCCGGGCTGGCCCGCTGGCCGGGGATGGGGTCGCCGTCTAGCATCCGCGTGATCGCCAGGCCGGGCTTGTCGCCGTGCTGCTGGGCATAGGCCACGTGGCCGCGGATGTAGTCTTCAGGCAGCCGCGCTATCGGCGCGGTCTTGGCGTTGTAAGACAAGCCGAACTGTCTGAGATAGGCAGCAGCAGCAGCGTCTTTGGCGCTTGCGCCGTTGCTACTTGCTACTGCATTGCTACTGCTTTTGCTTTTGCTTTTGCCTTTGCTTTGCATTGGCGCGGAGTTAGTCTGGACTAGCTCCGGAGTAGGTCCGGAGTAACTCTGGACTAACTCTGGACTAGCGCAGTCAATGGCGTCGCCCGGCGCCGGATAAGGTGATTCAGCTTCCTTGCGCGTGTCGCCTTGGTGCTTAGTCCAGTTGGTCATGTAGAAGTAGGCGCGCCCGTTGACGGTGTACCGGCGTATCATGTCCCGCCCGGCAAACCAGTCCAGCGCCGCGGCAACCATATCCGCGTCTACGTCGGTGCGGGCTGGGTATAGCTTGGACATGAGCCACTGCGGTAAGTCAAACGCCCGCCCTTCGCGGCAGACGACCAGCGGTAGGAGGAGCCACGTCAAGCGGGTAAAGTCATCGGGCATCTCGGCCACATCCAGACTGTCTATGACGGTTACGGGCAGCTTCCGGTACTTAGGCATTGTGATCTCCCCATGCAGAAATGACCCGCCCGCGCGCGTTGCCCCCTGTGGGAAGGAATGGGAAGGTGGAGGTCGGCGCGGGCGGGGAACCCATAACGGCGGCGGAGGAGGACCGCCGGTGATGGCTGCTGCTGGTATACGGTTTCGATGTTGTGATCTCTCGCATGTTCTGCTATCCTGTTTGTGTCGCCGTGACTGCAACACGGCGGCCGGTGCTAACGCCAGTTCGCACCGAATAGTGAAGCGAGAGAGCACAAATGAATAAGCTACAAGCCGCCGTCGAGGGGTTCCTGGTGGGACAGGCGGGAGAGGTGTCTAAGGCTACACGCCAGTGGTATCACCGGCGCTTGCTTGACTTCGCCACGTTCGCCGGGCCGGTTGACCTGGATGACGTGACACCGGCGCTGCTACGGGCGTACCGTGCCCAGCTCGTTGACCGGGGCATGTCGCCCCACTCAGTCCACGGCTACCAGCGGGCTATCCGTCGCTTGTTCTCTTGGCTGCTCGATGAGGGGCTGGTAGATCGCAACGTCGCCCGTGACGTGCCGCTGGTCAAACTGCCGCATCAAGCGCCCAAGGCATTAACCGACGACGACCTGGACCGGCTGCTAGACCGTCTGCCGCATGAGAGCGTCAGGGACCGGGCCATCATCCTGCTACTGGCCGACACGGGCTGCCGGGTCGGTGGCTTGTGTAGCTTGACGCTGGATGCGGTGGACCTTGCTAACCGTTGCGCCACGGTCATCGAGAAAGGGCAGCGCGGGCGTCGGGTGTACTTCACCGACCTGACATCCGATACGCTGGGCCTCTATCTGGCCGTGCGGCCGGCGGGTTCGTGTCCGGCGCTGTTCCTGTCTCAGTCCGGCGCGGCGCTGACAACCAACGGCGTGCGGCTGATGCTGGAGCGGGTCGGCAAGCGGGCCGGGGTCAAGGGACGGTGTAACGCCCACAGCTTCCGGCACGCGTTCGCCCGGTCATTCCTTCGCAACGGCGGCAACCTTGCGGCGCTGGGCCGGATACTCGGTCATGCGCCGGGCAGCCCGGTCACGGCCAAGTATTACGCGGTGTGGGATGATCGGGAGTTACAGGAGTACCATGAACGATATAGCCCACTGGCGAACCAAACACAGAAGTGAAGCCGGGGACAGACAGTCCCACGCTCATGAGCGCCGGGGACGATAGAACATGTGGTCTAGGGCGCGTAGGACTCATAAGCCCTAGGTCGATGGTTCAAATCCATCTGGCACCACAGACAATCCGCGACGGTCGAAGTGTGTTAGCTCTCGCTTCGCTATTCGGCTGTTAAGGTGCGTCTTCGTTGGCGGGCGCGGTTACTTGCAGGTGAGCGCGTCCGCCGCTTTCTTTGCCGCTATCCTCGGCCAGCGGCTAGCCGGTCCAGATACTTCCTGACTTTGGTTTCAATGGCCCGCTCCACTTCATCCGATAGAACGGCGCCGCCATCCTGGTCTCCAAGTGAGCGTTCTAGTGCCATCTCCATCTCAGCTTGAATCGTTCTGCCGTTGACCTCTGCCGACGCTTTGAGCCGGTCGATCAGGTCTTGCGGCAGCCTAACGCCCAAAAGGACGCGCCCGCTGCCTGAGTTCTTTCCCATCCGCACCTCCACTTGCTTACTAGGTTAGACAAATCCCTACCTAGATTATAAGTTAACAGATGTCAGCAGTCAAGCAAACGGGGCGAAGTCATGGGAGCAACATTGCACCGCAATTAGAACATGCTTTCTATGGTTTGACTAGGCATGTTGGGGGTAGGATAGGGGGTGGAGGTATACCATGTCTGGACGGCGTTTAGTGGTGCTAGTGGTTGTGCTGTTGAGCCTGGCGGCGTGTTCTGCCCCGGCTGGGCCGGAGTTGTGCCGCGACACGGCGGCAGACTACCTCGAAGCAGCCGACGCCCTGAACGAGCGCTGGCTTGATGCAGTGGCACTGGCCGGCAGCACGCCCCGGATCGCCCTGGGTCCGGTGATAGCCGAGATGCAGGCCATCCAGCGGGAAGCCGAAGCCATGGACGTTCCCGACTGCGCCGCCGAACTGCACAAGCGGCTGCTGGCGTCAATTGAGCCGGTGGTGTTGGGAGTGTTGAGCTTTCTGTCCGACGGCGATCCTGAATTGGTCAACGTCGCCCTGGAGCTGAGCGAATTCTACTCCCACAGCTTCAAGACCGGCCGCGACGCAATTATGGCCGGTTTCGTGTTGACGCCAACCCCCTAGCCCGCCCTAGACCATCTGTGCTATACTAGCTGCATCTCGCTTCTCATGACGGGGCAAGGGCGGTCGCCAGACCGCCCCCGTCTAACCCGTTCCCCTTTACGTCAATCGAACGCCTGTGCTATAATGGCGATTGTTGGCGTTTCATTTTGAAACGTCATTGGCGCGGGGCGACCGACACATTTGCCGCCGGTCTTGCCGGTTTTCCGGTCTATAAAAATGGGGACTAAAGTCAATCCAGATCAGATTATCGCCGCCATTGAGAATGCCGGTCCGAAAGCAACCTACGCCCAGATCGCGACTGTGTTGGGGGTGCGGCCACGGACCCTTCGCAACTACAAGGCACGCTGGAAAACGGTAGCCGTCGCTCTGGAGGACTTGCGTGAGGACCGCCACGACTTCGTTGAGAGCAAACTCATGGACGCAATTGAAAACGGCAACATCGCGGCCATCATCTTCTACGCCAAAACGCAGATGAAGGATAGGGGCTATGTCGAGCGCCAGGAGCTAACCGGGGCCGATGGGAACGATGTCACCATCCGCGTCATCTACGGGGACGATGGAACTGACGGTTAGTCTGCCCAGGCCGCACGCCAAGCAAGCGGCCTTTATGCGCAGCCCGGCCAAGCGTAAGGTCATTGTTGCCGGGCGGCGCGGCGGCAAGACGACCGGCGCGGCCACGCTCGCAGTTGAAGCCATGCTCAACGGCCGCCGCGTGCTGGAGGCCGCGCCCACGGCCGACCAGACCGACGCCTTTTGGGAGACGTGTGCCAGGTCGATGGCGGCTCTTATTGCGACCAAGACGGTCTACAAGAACGAATCCCGCCGCATCCTCGAAATGGCCCACGGCGGCCGCATTAAGACCAAGACGGCCTGGGATGCGGACAGCTTGCGCGGCGACTATGCTGACCTGCTCATTCTCGACGAGTACAGCCTCATGGCCCCGGACGCCTGGAACGAGGTCGGTGTGCCGATGTTGCTGGACAACAACGGCGACGCGGTATTCATCTTTACACCCAAGCGCAAGAACCACGCTCATGCCCACTACGTCCGCGCGATGGGCGACACAACCGGCCGTTGGAGCGCGTGGCACTTTACCAGCCACGACAACCCTCATCTGAGCCAGGAGGCGTTGGACGAAATCACGGCCGACATGACCGAAGATGCCTACCGTCAGGAGATCATGGCTCAATTCCTCGACAACGAAGGCGCGGTCTTTAGGAACATTGCGGCGTGCGTCAATGCGCCGCTCGACGCCACCCCGGCCGACCACGGTGCACACACCATTGTGGCGGGAACGGACTGGGGCAAGCATCAGGACTACCATGCCACATCGATTGGCTGCGCCACGTGCCGGGTGGAGCTGGAGCTATACCGCGAGAAGTTAGTTGATTACGTCTATCAGCGAGAGCGGACGGAGCAACTGTTCAGCCGGTGGGGGGTGTCATACGCGCTGGCTGAGACGAACGCGATGGGTGAGCCGAATCTGGAACTGCTACAGGCTGCCGCTCTACCGGTCCATGGATTCGCGACAACGGCTCAAAGCAAGCCACCGCTGATCGAGAATCTAAAGCTCGCCCTGGAAGCAATCGAATGGCAGTTCCTTGACGTGCCTGTGGCAACAGGCGAACTGGAAGCATACGAGCAACGGGTTTCGCCGCACACAGGGCGAAGTACTTATAGCGCCCCGGCCGGGGTGAATGACGACACAGTGATGGCGCGGGCTATGATGATTCGCGCGGCAGGAGAGGCTGCCGGCCAAAAGCCGGTTTCAGTAAAGGGGTTCAATTATGCTCAACGCAATATCGCGGGTGCTTCCCGGCGCTAACGGCCGCGGCGACGCCAACCCGGCCACCATCGCATTTCTGCGCTGGCTGGCTATGGACTACGAGGCGCAACAGCGCCATTACGCCCGCTTGCGGGCCTGGTATAACGGGCAGCACCGCGTGCCGCTAACCGACCGGCAAGCGGAGTACCTGGAGACAGACGACTTCGACTGGGCAATCAACTATTTGCGCCTGCCCGTTGATCTCGCCGTTGAACGGCTGACGGTTGAGGCATTCGACGGGCCGGACGGTATCGGCGGCGACGCCGGGCTGATCGACGAGTGGTGGGCATCGGGCCGCATGGACAGTGTCCAGGGGCAGGTCCACCGGGCCGCCGTGCGCGACGGCGACACCTACGTCCTGGTCGAGTGGGACGCCGAAGACGGCCGCCCGGTATTCAGCCACGAACCGGCGTTTGACGGCACGGAGGGCATGAAGGTCCACTACCTGAGCAACCTCAAGCGCGAGATGACCATGGCGTCCAAGGTCTGGGCCGAATCGTGGTTTGACGACGGCGGCCGCGTCCAGACGGTGCAGCGCCTGAATCTCTACTTGCCCGACCGCGTGGAAAAGTACATCAACAGCGGCCGCGGCTGGGCGCCGTATCGTGAGACGCCGGATGAAGCGTGGCCCATCCCGTGGCCTATCGGCATCATCCCAGTGGTGCATTTCCGCTGGCGCGACGACGGCGGCAACTGGGGCGAGAGCGAACTGGAGCCGCTGGTGCCGGTTCAGGAGATGATCAACAAGGCGGTGCTTGATGAGGCCGAAGCAGCCGACAGCGAGGCACTGCGCAAGATGGTCATCAACGGCATCACCCTGGACATGAGCACCGACATTTCATTCCGTGTCAACAGCATTATGAACATCCCCGCCGGGCCGGGCGGGGCGCGGGCCGATGTCGTTGTCATTCCGCCGGGCGACCTGAGCCAACTCCGAGAGCGGATTAACGACTACATCATCCGTATCGCCCAACTGTCGCACATCCCGTTGCAATACTTCCAGGTGACGGGGGCCATCGCTTCCGCAGCGACACAGGCGGCCGATGACAGCCAGCTAGTCGCCAAAGTTGCCGCCGAAGCCGTGGCCCTGGGCAATGCCTGGGAGGATGTCATGTACATCGCCCTGAAGCTGAATCAGGAATACGGCGACGGCCGCGACCTGGCGCGCGGGCAGAACATCGAAACGGTCTGGGCCGACTTCGAGCGGGTGGACCGTATCGCCAATGAGGGACGGCGCGCGGAGGTCGTGCAGACGCTGGTCGCGGCCGGGGCCAGCATCGAGGGCGCGGCCATGATCGCCGGGTACACCGAGGAAGAGGTGGCGGTGCTTATCCGGGGCGACCTGGTAGACGGGGTAACGCAGTGACCAAGCGCAAGACGATCCCGCTAGGCCCGGCGCTGGATACGCCGGATGAGGAGCTGGATCTTCTGGCGCTCATCACGCCGGAGGACATCGAACTAGCCAAGGCGGACGCGGCGGCGCGCATGACCCGGCGCGGCCGGGCGCTCATGACGGCCGAACGCGCCGAAGACCTGCCGCAACCGCCGGAGGAGGCCGCCTAATGCCCTACCGCTGGGAACCGCTCAGCGGGGTATCCGGGCGCTACCGGGACACGGCCACCGGGCGCTATGTGTCCGGCGCGTCAGTGCGGCGGGAGCTGGATCGCTATCTTGACGCCGACGACCCGGCCAAGGCGCTGGCCGACGCCCTGCGCGGCCGGTCTATCTCCCTGGCAGATTGGGAGCTTGCCATGCGGCGGCACATCAAGAACGTGCACCTGAACGCCATCGCCCTTGAGCGCGGCGGCTGGGCCAACATGCGGCCGTCAGACTACGGCCGGGCCGGGCAGATCATCCGGCAGCAGTACGCCTACCTGAAGAACTTCGCCGCCGACATCGCCAGTGGCCGGCAACGGCTTGACGGCACGTTTCCGCGCCGGGCGCAGCTCTACACCCAGGCGGCGCGTACCAGCTTCTACCAGTCCAAGCACGCCAACCGCGCCGCCGGGATCGATATGGTCCGCAGCCGGCGCAACGCCCGCGACAGTTGCAGCGAGTGTGTTGCGCTAGATGGGAAGTGGTTCCGTATCGGCGACCCGGCCTACAAGTTGCCGGGGCAGCGCATCTGTCTGAGCAATTGCCGGTGCAGCGAGGAGCTGGGCCGCATGACGCCGGACGGCCGCGAGATTGAACCCGTGGAGATGATATGACCGAACCCGCGCCGGTGTACACTGTTCCTGCCATCGACATCCCTCGCCGGGCGCAGAATCTAGCGCGGCGGCTGTTGCAACTGGAAGCGGAGTGTCGCGGCCGTGGGCGCGTCGAGATACAGGTGATCATGCTCGATGGGGAGTGGCTGCTAACGGTATCCCAGCCCGGCCCGGTGGAGCGGTTGGGCAGCGGTTGATGCTTGCCATAGCACGCATGTTCGGTGTACAATAGCGCCAATCGAATGAACCGGCCGGGCCATCACACCCGGCAACGGCGAGCGAAACGCAAGCGGGGCGAACCCGTGAAACGGCCCGCCGGTCAGGACCATAACCCTGACCGGCGGGCCGTTTTGATTTTCCGGCCAGGTGCCGATGGAGAATGCGATGACAGACGATACGGGCCAGGTGCCCACCCCCGAACCCCAGGCGGGCGACGGTCAGCAAGAGCAGACAGTACCGGAACAACCACATACCCAGGAGCCACCGGCGACCACATGGACGCCGGAAGCGGCCGCGGCCGAGATCAAGGCGCTGCGGGCTGAGGCGGCCAAGTACCGCAAGGAACGGGCCGACGCGCTGAAGGCGCAAGAGAAGGCCGACGCCGAGCGGATGGCCGAGCAGGGCAAGTACAAGGAACTGTACGAGTCCACTCAGTCCCGGCTGGCCGAAGTGGAGCCGCTCAGGGAACGCTATGAGGCGGTGATCTCGCAGGTCCAGGCGACGAACGAGGCCCGCATTAAGGCGATCCCGGAGACGATGCGCTCACTGGTCCCTGAGTATGACGACCCGCTGAAAGTGGCGGCCTGGCTTGATGCCAATGCCGCTGTGTTTCAGAAGACCCCGCCGCCCAAGCTGGACGGCGCGGCCGGTGGGCATGGTGGTGGCACTGTCACCGTAACAGATGATGAGGTTCAGGCGTTCGCCACGCGGATGGGCGTTCCGGTCGAGTATGTTGACCGGGCCACGCTGGCGAAGGCGTACAAGAGGTAAACACACATGGCACTTGGGAGACCAACTAATCTGGCCCTGATTCGCCCTTTGGGGAGTGGTGACAATAAGGCGTTCGTCCGCAAGGGCACGCTGGGCGCCACGACCGAGGCGGGCGAGGTCGTGGCCTTGCAGTCTGACGGGAAGTGGGACCCGGCGATTGCGACCGGCGTCGTGAAGACGGTCGGCATTGCCGTCCAGTCCGGCGGGGACGGGGACGCGATTGACATCGTGACCTATGGCCCGGTGGAGTGCATGACCGGGGCGACCATCGGCGGGCTGATCTACGTCAGCGACACCGCCGGGGAACCGGCCGAGACTGCGGGCACGAAGACGACCATTATCGGCTATGCGGAGACGGCGACGATCCTGTTCGTCCGGCCGCAGGTAGTGTCGCTGAGCTAGCGCGATAGGAGCATGAGACAATGGCAATCTTAGGCAATCGCGATACCCGCGACAACGTTGTTCTAACCGGCATTGACGCCGCGTTGCTGGACAAGTACCGCCTGGCTGACGGCACGACCTATGAGCAGGTCGTGGCCCTGGCCAACAGCGTACTGTCCGGCTTCAACGGCGGCTTGCTGAATGACCCCTTCTGGTCGAATCTGGTGTCCTACACCGACCGGCCGGAGATGACGTACACCGTCGGCAGCTCGGCCAGCATGGTCGCGCACACGGAGTACGGCCGGCCCGACCCGGTACGCGCCGAGCGCGCCGGGCACATGCTGCCCCTGAAGAAGTGGGACCACATGCTGGGCTGGACGGCCGACTATCTCGAAGAGGCGCGGATGCCCGACATCGAGGCCGACCTGGCGAACGCCATCGAGGCGGCCGCCAACCGCTGGCGCATGTCGCTGCTGGGCCGCCTGTTCAAGCGCGGCGATGACAGCGGCGCGGCCAACGGTCTGAGCACCACGGGCCTCTCGCCCGGCTTCGCCACGGCTGCGGCTTCGACCGGCGTGGACTTCGTGCCGCCCTCCTACGGCGGGACCACGTTCACCAGCGACCACGAGCACTACGTGGCCATCGCCGGTGGCGCGTTCACGGCGGCCGTCTTCACCGACGCCAAAGCGGAGTTGCAGGAGCACGGCCACGAGCCGCCGTTCGAGTTCATCATCGGCCCGTCCGACGAATCGACGGTCAGCGGCTTGACCGGCTTTGTGCCCGTCAACGAGGCGCTCATCAACCAGGCGATCACCTCGGCCACGGCCACCTTCACGGGGCAGGCCATCATGGGCAAGCGGCCCATCGGCGCCATCGAAGGCTTCCGGGTCTGGGTCGTGCCGGGCGTGCCGCAGTACTACGGCTTCGGGTGGAAGAGCTACGGCCGCAACAGCATGCGCAATCCGCTGGTGGTTCGACTGCCGCAGGGCTTCACCGCCCCGCGCCTGATGATGTACCGCGACCACAACAATCCGGGCATCTACGCGATCCAGAACCTGATGACTCAGTTGAACTTTGGGGTGGGTGTGGGCGACCGGACGAACGGCACGCCTCGCTACGTCAACAATGCGAACTGGGCTGACGGGACGGCGGCTTAAGGTTATGGGCGAACCCATCACCGTCTATGGCACTGACGGCACGGCGCTCATTGTCCACGGCGCGGCGCACCTGGCCGAGCTTCTGGCGTCGGGCAAATGGTCTCTAGACCAGCCCGAAGCCGAGAAGCCGGTCACGAAAGCGAAGGCTGAGGACAAGAAGCCGACCGGCAAGAAGTAGGCACAGGAGGCCGCCGTGGAATTCACATACGACGAAGGCCACGGCACAGACAGGGACCGTGTACGGTTTGCCATTGGCGATACCGTACACGGTCACGGGCCGCGACCTGACAACGGCAACTTCAGCAATGAGGAGCTGGACGCGCTGCTGGCCGAGTACGGTAACTGGCCGTGCGCAACGGCGGCGGCGTTTCGGGCGCTTCACGCGGCCTGGGCCGTCCGGCCCGTCTTCGGCCCCGGCGAACTGTCAACCACCCATGCCAACGTAGCCGCCCAGCACGAACGGGCGGCGGCGTACTGGGCCGGCCGTTGTGCCGATGCTCAGCCGGCCGTTGTGCCCGTGGCCCGCTTCATTGCGGTCAAACGGGTTGACGGCTACACCGACAGCCGCACCGAGTACAGCACGGATGGGGTGTACATCCATGATTGAGTTCACCGTCCACATCAACCGCGCGGAACCGGCTAAGCGGGCCATCCCGACGTTCGCCGTCATGGAACGGATCATCGACGACGCCCTGACCGAGTGGGCCACCGAGACGCTCGACGGCGACTTGTACGGCACGCAGAACTACGCGCCGCCCCCGCCCAATAGCACATATGTTCGCACCGGACGGCTAGGGGCCAACTGGGGGCTGCGGCGTGCCGGTAAGCTCAGTGTCGCGTTCACCAACGCGACGCCTTACGCCGGGTATGTGGTCGGCGGTAATGACGGCGGTGGGCAGGCGGCCATCCACGCCGGGCGCTGGTGGATCGCCTACAAGCGCATCAGCGACCGGACGGACAAGCTGGTCGAGAAGATAGAGCGCAAGGTGGACGTGCTATGAGCATCCGCGACTTTGCCAACGACCTGGCGGCGGTGCAGCTTCCCGGCGTGAAGACGGTTTACCCGGATTTGCCGAAGGAGCTAACCGACCGCGAGTTGCCCGCCAGTTGGGTTGACATGCCGTCGGCAACGGTTAGGCCGGGCGACATCTACGGCACATTTGCCGAGTCGGGTGTTAGCTACAGCGCTCAGCTATTCGTGGCCGTCAGTCCGGTTACGGAAGGGCTGCCGGGCGACCAGCGGGCGGCCATGCTGACAATGGCCGCAGGGATAGAAGCATGGGCAAGAGAGACGATTTACGAAGTGACGATTCAGACCGCACCCCGGCTGCCCGTGGGAAGTCGGGAGTATCGCGGGGTAGTGGCGGCGGTAACGCTGGCCGATCTGACATGAGCTACACCGTGCTTATCGAGTGCCGGGATGACAAGACCGGCGCGGCGTTTGCCCCCGGTGATACCGTGACGGCTAAGGACTTTCCGCAGTCGGTCATTGACGCCTGGGTAAAAGCCGATCCGCCGGTACTGGAGGTGGACAATGGCCGCTAACCCTAACACGGGCAAGACCACGAGCCGCTATCTCCGCTTGTTGGCCGGGGGCTACAACCTGTCCTGTGACATGCGGGCGGTGAGCGGGTTTGGCGTGGCTTATGACCAGACCGAAGTGACCGCCTGGTGCGACGAAGCCAAACAATACCTCAGTGGTAGCGGCGGCGTCATGATCGACGGCTTTCAGGCGCTATTCAGCAATGAGCCGACGGGCAACGGACTGGACGCCGGTAGCCATGTCGCTTTGTCCGACCTGGGCAGCCAATACGTGAGCATCTTCCTTGGCGTGCGCGGTGCGCCGGGCGTGGGGGATGACACATTCAGCGCGGCCTTTGAGCAAGGGGGCTACACGACCAGCCCGTCCATTTCGGACGCGGTGGCCGTAGACGCCTCGTTTTACGGTAGCGCGGTGCTGCCTTTGTCAACCTACGTTTGGGGCAAGGCGTTGGCGACCGGCGCGACCTGGAGCAGCACGACCAACGGCGTCAGTGTGGACGGCGGCGCGGCCACGAGCAACGGTTACATCGCCTTTCTGCATGTGACCCAGACGGCCGCGGCGCAAGCGTCCAACAACTGGTCATTCAAGATTGAACACAGCGCCAACGATAGCACCTGGAGCACGTTGGGGACATTCAGCGCCAACGGTAGCGCCCTGGTTGCCGACCGCCTGAGCGGTAACGGCACGGTCAACCGATACACTCGACTTGTCGGCACGCGCACGGCAGGCACGGCCCGCGTATGGGCCACGATCATCAGGTTATAGGAGAGTTAATCATGGCGGTTGGAAAAACCACAAGTCGGTACATGACGATCACGCTGGACGATTCGGCGGGCACGCCGCGCAACATCACCAACAGCGTGACCAGCATCGGCGGCATTGGCCTGGCGTTTGACCAAGTGGACGTAACCACGCTGGCCGACGCGGTGAAGCAGTATCTGGCGGGCCGGGGCGACGCGGCCATTTCGCTATCGGGGCAGTTCAACAACACCCCGGTTGCGGCCGCGCCGAATGAGTCCGGCGCCCATCCGGTTCTGTCGAGCCTGAACGGGGCGAACACGGCGGCGACGCTGACGATTGCCTTTGGCGTGCGGGCGGCACCGACCACCGGCGATCCGAAGTTCAGCGGCGAGTTCACTTGTCTCAGCTACACGCTGAGCGGTGACTTGCAAAACCTGACCTGGACGGCCGAATTGAAGCCCGCTTTCGGCGCGGCGCAACCGGCCTGGGGCACCGTCTAATATGCCGACTGTCACGCTATCGGCCAAGGCCATCGAACAGATAGCCGAGATAGGCGCGGGGTTCGGCTGGAAGGCACCGGGGCAAATTGTCGAGCGGCTGATTGCCACGTTCCACCAGTCGTACACCGCCGAGGGGTTGCCGGACGGCTGGGCGCTGAAAGACGACCTGACGCTGGGCGACCTTGAGAAGTATTTCAAGGTCTACGAGGCCGAGGGCGACGGCGGGGCTTGGCACCAGCGCGGGCGGGCTATCCGGGCGGCGATTGCCGCCGGGTGGGTCACTGCGCCGGTGGGAGTCACGCCGGACGCGGTGGCAGAACTAAAGCCGCGTGAGGCCACGCTGCTCAAGAACGCCATCGACGCCTACTACACCCGGCAGACGGTGGCTGACCCAAACTCCTAAGGGCCGTCGCCCGGTACGTATCGGGTGACGGTCCAATGCCCCGGTCGCTGACGAATGCGATCCGGTTGCGGCGCTACGGGGCGCCGTGGGGAGGCGGGTGGATGTCCTGGCCGGTGCGGTGGCTGATTGACACCGAGACGGCCGAAGACGCCTACACCGCCTTGACGGAGGTCAACCGGGCCATGACCCGGCTGGAAGGCGAGCGGCTAGAGGAGTGGCAACGCGACAACGCCAAGATGGTCAAGCGGGCGCTGGAGATAGAGGCATTGCTAGACGAGGGCGACACCGACAATGGCTAAGCTAATTGACATCATAGTCGCCGGGAAGTACACCGGGCAGGACCAGCTAGGCAAGGCCAAGCGGGACGTTGACGCCCTAGAGGGCGGGACCCAAAAGGCCGCCGGTGGGTTCCGCGCGGCCGGGGCGATGATGGGCGCGGCCCTTGTCGGTGTCGGTGTCGCCCTGGGCGCGGTCGCAGGCGCGGCAAAGTTGGCATGGGCCGAACTAGAGCGCGGCGCGCAACTGAGCCGCACGGCTGATCAATTCGACAACCTGGCCCGATCCATCGACAGCACCGCCGAGGCGATGCTGGGCAAGCTGCGCGAGGCGACGGGCGGCATGATGAGCGACGCCGCGCTGATGGAATCGGCGGCGGGCATTATGTCCCTGGGCCTGGCGAAGACCGAAGACGGCGTGGTCCGGCTGGCGACGGTTGTCGGTGAGCTGGGCTGGGACATGCAGCAGGTCATCCTGACGATGGCGAACAACTCCAAGATGCGCCTGGACGCGCTGGGGTTGTCGGTGGAAGACGTAACCGACCGGGCCAAGAAACTGCAAGAAGCCGGAATGAGCATGGATCAGGCGTTTGACCTGGCCGTCATCGAGGCCGGTGAAGCGAAGATTAAGCTGGTAGGCAGCGCGGCTGATACCACCGCCGGGCAGATAAAGATGCTCATCACACAGTGGCAGAACGCGCGTGATGAGTTCAGCCGGTCGTTTGTTGAAGAGCTGGCCGACGACCTGGGGCTGGCGGCTGGCAATGCCGACGCGCTGGGCGAGGGGTTACAAGCGGCGGCGGGGGCGGCGGCTGAGTTTGCCGCCGGGCCGATTGGGGCAGCCCTTAACCAGATAGCGTCATTCGGCCAACAGTCGCAATTCAACAAGCTGGTTGACCAGTTCCTGGTGCTGGGCGGGTCGATGTCCGTTGCCAACGACCTGCAAGCCGATATGTTCAAAGCCAGTATGACAGGCTGGTTTGGCGACTTAGAGGCCGAGGCCGAGGTGATAGAGAGAGTAAGCGGCTACATTGACCACATCCTTGATCGTATAGCCCACGAAAACCCGGAACTCAAGTTCCTTGACATGTCGAAAGTCAAGGAACAGGCCGAATACGTAGCCGCAGCCTACACCCGCATTGGCGACGCCACGCGGGAAGTCACACAGCAGCTAGACGCCTATTACGTCATCGGCGACCGGGCGGCCAACGTCAACCGTCAGATAGCCGAGGAAACCGGCTACACGGTCTACGAACTGGCCCAGATGGGCGTAACCGCCGAAGAGGTCGCCAAGCAGCAAGAAGAAGCGGCTGAAAAGCAGCGGCAAGCGCTGGAAGAACTAACCCAACACTACCGCGACGCAGCCCTGGCGATGTCCGGCGCATTTAGCGCGGCGCTCCAGGACGGCGGTATGCCCGACTTCGGCAACGCCGACGCGATGAGGGACGCGGCGTTCGGTATGGCTGAGGCGTTCGGCTTGACTGCGCCGGTGCTGGCCGACATCGGCGTCCAGATGGGCGTTATCGACGAAAAGACGGCCGAAGCTGCGGGCAAGGCGGCGCTATTCCAGGGCGCCATGCAGGTGCTACTGGGCCAGTTGGCAAGCGGCGCGATTGACCCGACGCAGTTCACGACGGCGGTCGATGAGCTAATCACCAATCTGGAAAATAACACGGTTGTCGAGCTGCAAGTGGACCTGAAAGCACGGCAAGAGAGCATCGACGACATCCGCAATATGGACTGGCTGCCTGACGCGGCGCAAGAGGGGCTGATCAAAAACGCCGGTCTGGAGATCACCGTAGCCGATGAGGCGCTACGGGAAGCCCTGGACCTGATTGACGGCGTGCCCGACAACGACGAGAAGATCGTCACCTTCACCCCGGAAGCCGAAGAGGTGTTTGATGTCATCGACGAGATCACCGTAGCTATCCCGGAGATACCGGGCACGGTGACGTTCGTGCCGGAAGCCTATCAGGTAGACCAGAAGATCAATGACCTGAACCGCACCCGCGTGACCATCTATGTGGACTACGTGCCGACCGGCGCGCCAACCGGGGCACCAGCGGGAGGCGGCGGTGGTGGCGCGCCGACATCGACACCGCGCGGCGGCGGCGGCAAGGGCACGTCATCGGTGGCCGAACTCATCCGCGAGATTCAGCGGGAAGGGGTGGCGTGGTAAATGGCCTACTATGACATCACCGCATTTGCCGGGACGACCATCGTCTCGGAGACGGTCAAGCAGGTGGCGATGACCGACACGAAGGAGGCCATCTCGCGCATTGTGCGGCTGGAGAACGGCGCCAAGTTTGACGCGGACGGCACAGCCGACGCCGATCTGGTGCTGGGGCAAGTCACGGCCCGCTATCAGATTGTGCCCGCCGGGAACGGCATGATTCTACTCGATACCGCCGTGGCGTCGTTGGCCGGGCTGCTGGGCAAGCGCGGCACGTTGACCGGCAAGCAGTACGGGCCGAGCAGCACAACCACGCGCACATGCACGGCGCGGTGTCTTTCGGCCATTAGTGAAGAGGTCATGCTCACCGACCCGCCGCTATCAGGCAGCCGCCGCCAACGGGTGATGTTTACGATGGTCTGGGAAAAGCTAACGGAGTGGGCATAGCATGGGACGCTTTGGGCCGGTCACTTACAAATTCTACGCGCCGGGCAACCTGAGCACACCGCTCAATGTCGGCGGGGTGACGACCAAGACGCCGGTGGACGGGGCCGCGTCAGAGTTCTACTCGGCCGAGGGGCGCGGCTCGGTGACGTTCGTCAACGACACGGCGCTCAACACCCTGGCCGCCGTGGGCAATATCGCCTATGCCACCTACACCGATGCCGTGCGGGATGACTTGCCCAGCGGCATGGTCTTTGCCGAGCCGTTCGTCATCCGTTCGCGCCGGACCATCCCCGGCACGGATCTCATTGTCATCGAAGGGCCGGACCTGTTGACCGACCTGAAGCGGTTCACCATCTACCGGCCGCTGGGGTTGGAGACCGTCGTCAACACGACGCTCACGGCCGCCGTGCGGGCGCCGTTCAATACCACCCTGCTCTATGGCGCGCCGCGCAATAACAAGAGCATGTCGCCCACGGCCAGCGACGTAGAAGACGCCGGGCGGGAAGTGCGCGTAACACTGGACAACGGCAACACGTTTGTCAGCACCATCCTGGAGCGGCTGTACTGGAATAGCCGTTGGTACTATGACTTGCGCGACCGCTACCCATCCAACGCGGCGGCGGGCAACGCGGTGCAGGTACGCGACCGGCGCATTCAGGTGGCGCAATCGGCGTCATTTGCCGAGGGCGTGGAAGTGCATCTAACCACGACCAACGGCACGTTCATCACCCTGGTCGATGAGGCGCCGGACGGCGACATTGTGACGTTGCGCGACGGCATACCCTACAGCGCCGTCAACGGGGCGGCGGTCACAAGCAAGGACTACTCGCAGAAGGCGACTAACGACGTGACCCAGGTCATGGGCTACGCCGCCGGATGGTCTACGGAATTCGAGACCGGCAACGGCACGGCGGCGGGCACGCGCTACGGTGGCGGCGGCGATACGGTCTATGACATCTTGCGGACGATCAGCGACGAAACGGGCGAGTACTTCCGCATCAAGTCGGCTGAGGCGTCACCCGCCGGGCCGAAGCGGACGGTGCGCTGGAATCGGTCATACGTTGGCGCGGGCGTGGGCGTGGCCGGGATCGTGCGGCTGGTGGAACCGGCGCAAGGGGCGATGGCGACAGATTCAGCGGCCAAGAACCGGGCTATTTTGCTAAGCCGCCCGGAACACGAGGGCCAGTATGACCCGGTAACGCAGGTTATCCCGGTTCCGTCTGACCCGCGCATCACCCTGTTCGGATGCAGTGCGACGGCACTCGCGGCGGCAACGGCGGCGGGCTTCTCGGTCGTCACGACCGGGCTGGGGCTGTACGCGCCGCCCTACGTGGTCAACAACAGCTTGCAAGCATCGCTGGGCACCAGCCAGCGGCGGGTGACGTTCTCCGAGGTGACGGTAGAGGGCGATAACGCGGTTAGTTTGACCGAGGCCGCCGACAAGATGCTGAAACTGAGCATTGACTACCTAAAGTCGCACGTCACCACGGCCAAGAGCATCCGCGTTAGTTGTGTATCGCCCATCGGTATCCGGCCCGGCGACTTGGTAGAGCTGTACTACGTGCCGCCGACAGGGGAGTACACGCTGGACTACACCGGCGGCAACGCCCTGGTCGTTATGGAAGTCACGCGCCGGGTTAGCAACAACGGCGAACTGGCGGGCGTGGTCATCACCGACTTGGTGCTGTCGCCGTCGCCGCAACCGCACGCGACGGGCGGGCAGGAGATCGGGCGACGGCTGAAAGCGGTCGAGCGGGCCATGGTCCAGATCGGCACGCCGCGTCCGGCCATGACTGCCGTTTCGGTCGGCACCGGAGGCGGCACCGGCGGGGGCACCCCGCCCCCGGCGGGAACCTACCTACCCCTCACCGGCGGCACCATGACCGGCAACATCGGCATGGGGGCGGGCCTAACGGTGGACGGGGTAGACGTGAGCGCCCATGCCGCTGACCCGGCGGCCCACCACGCGCCGGTGACGGTGACGGCGCCGGTTTCGCTGACGGGCCAGCTTGTCGGGTTGAATTTGCACAGTGACGCGGGGCTGGCGGTGGTGTCTAACACATTGCGCGTCAATCTGGACCCGGCCAACAGCGGGCTGACGCTGGGCAGCAACACGCTGAAGCTGGGGACGCCGACAAGCGTTAGCCAGACATCTACTAACAGCGTGGCGGGTAACGGGCACAGCCACGCGGTGACGTGGACGGATGAGGCGGTGGTCAATTACAACCAGCTTATCGGCGTGGGGGCGGCGGGGCAGTTGTCGGTGAGGAAGCTGGCGGTGGGTGACGCCAAGGCCAGTTTGAGCAACACGACGCTGAAGACGCTGAATCAGGCGGCGACGGATGTCGGGTTGAAGGTGCAAGCGCATAGCAGCCAGAGCGCGAATCTGGTGGAGTTCAGCAGCTACGGCGGGTCGCCTTATCTGAAGGTGACGGCGGTCGGCAATATCGAGTCCGGGGCGGTGGGGTTTGTATCGGGGCTGACCGGCTGGCAGATCGCCAAGAACGGCGACGCCGAGTTCAACAACATCACGGCGCGGGGGGAGTTCCATGCGTCGGTGTTTGTGGCTGATGAGATGCACGCCACGGGGGGCACGCTGGCGCTACACACGGCGACCAAAGTCGTCGCGCCGGTGGGGGCCAACGATAACAAGCTACCGGCGACGACGAACAGCACCTTCACGCTGAACGTTCAGGCGGCTGAGGTTGACCCCGGCTTGAACTACTTTGCGGTGAACGATGTCATCCGTTGCAAGTTTCTGCGGGTGAACATCGGCGGGGCTGTGATCGGGCTACGCAACATCTTTTTGCAAGTGACCAACGCGGGCACGCTGACCGAGCGCAATATCCCGGCGGGGCAGTACGGCTACTATGCCCTGACTGTGCGCTGGCTGGGCGGGGGCGAGGCGACGACGGTCATCCCGACCGGCACGGCGGTCGTGAAGTGGGCGCGGGCAAATGACGCCGGATTTACGGGTGGGATGCGCCTGACAGCCGACCTGCCCAACTCGCCGTATATTGACATCTACACGATTGACGCCACGCGAACGCAGGCGCAGTGGATTGCGGCGTCACCGAGCGACAGCACGTTCCTGACGCCCCGCGTGCGGGTTGGCAATCTGGCGGGGGTGCTGGGGCTGAGCACGCAGTGGGGCATTGCGGCGGGGACGGACCTGAGCGATACGTCCACGGCGGCGCGGTATTTTGTGGCGAGTGACCAGCAGATACGGCTACACAACATCGACCTGGACATCTATAACGGCGCGTCGCAGACGGTGGACCTGAACAGCAACGGCAACCTCAAGCTGGGGACGAACGTCAGCAGCGGGGCGACGACGACGCTGGAATTTGTATCGTCCACGGGCACGTTGCGGGTGGGGCCGAGCAGCGGGCCGAGCGTGTACTGGAGCGGCTCCAATCTGACGGTGCGGAACAGTAGCAACAGCCCGGTGATCACGCTGGACAGCAGCGGCAACGCGCAGTTCACCGGCGTGCTGGGCATCGGCAGCGGCGGGGAGTTGCGGCTGGGCACAGGGAACTTCATCCCGTCGCCGCCTTTCACCGGGGTCAGGATTTGGGAGGACAGCGGCATTGGGCGGTTTGCCACGTACAACAGCGGCACGGCGCAGGTGTATACGGACACGACGGGGCGGCTGTTGGCGGGTGGGGGCAACTTCCAGCTTGACGCGAACGGGGCGCGCATTCTGACGGCTTCGGCCTTTTCCAGCTCATCGCAGGAAATACGCTTTGTCAACGCATCGGGCTACAACGTAGCCAGTATCGACGCGAAGTACTCGGCCAGCACGCCGGAGTACGCGCACCTGAAATTGTCGCTTAACGAGGCATGGGTGAGCACGACCGAACGGGCCACGCTGGAAATGCAGACTTACCGCTATGCAGGCAACACGGAAAAGCGTCTGCTATTGCAGAATGGCAGCACCTATGTTCGGCTAAATGACTCGATAGCCTATGGCACAAATATCCGGCTGGGCGGCGGCGATGTATGGGTAGAAAACGGCGATCTGCGCGTAAATGACGGTATCAGTGCCGGCGCATACTTTGCACCAAACCAGGGGCAGTTTGTCTCCGACCTGAACGGCAATGACTGGAACGCCATCGTTTTGCTGTCAACCCTAGACGTGGCCCATGGCATGACCAGCATCGTCAACACGGCTACCTACGGCACGCTGGGCAAGGCCGTGAACGGCGGCGTGGACCTGAGCGGATTCACCGAGGACAACATTGGCATGTTGTTGCGGGGCCACGTGACCAACGGCGACACGACAACGGCAAACACATCGCGGGCGGCGGTCATGGTGGTGGCCGCCAAGAAGTCCGGCACGGGTGTAGGAGATATGGCGGCGGGCGACAACCTGTTCGCCATCCGCAACAACGGCACGACGCGGTTTATCGTCAAGGGCAACGGCAACTTCCACTACGACGGGACCGGCGCGGCCTACGACGACTACGACGACATCAAGCTGCTGCGGGCCGCGGACCTGAGTTTGGCGGGGCGGCTGGACCGGCAGTGGGAGCAGTGGCTGGGCTACAACCGGGCCGCCGTGGAGGGCGCGGGGATTGTGACTTATGACGATGATGGCGGCCACATGGTCAACGGGGCGCGGCTGGACCGGCTGCTGGCAGGCACCCTGTGGCAGTTACACGAGAGATTAGCACGACTAGAGGAGCAAGTAGCATCATGACGATTGACCAGTTAAAGGACAAGTTGGCTGAGGCCATTCGCAACCGTGACGCGTTTGTGGAGCAGGTCAACCGGCAGTTAGCGGCGGAAAACGGCGCGATTGCCATGCTGGAGCAGTTGATTGCCGACATGGAGGCAACTGACGAAGGGGACGGGGAATGACGGTCTACTACGTCAACGGGGCCGGGAACAACGGCAATGTGGGCAGCGCGGCTGAGCCGTGGAAGACCATCGGCAAGGCGGCTTCTACGGTGCGACCGGGGGACACGGTGCGGGTTGCGCCGGGGGTCTATTCGGAGGTGGTGGTCATCGACACGCCGGACACAACGTGGATGGTGGACGGCGACGGCAGTGAGCCGGTGGTCATTGACCTGCTGTACAAGCCGAGCATTGTGTTCGAGAACCTGACGCACGCCAAGGACTGGACCATGCCGGGGCCGTGGGATGCGGTGATGGCGCGCAAGCAGCGCGGGCCGTACACGGCGGCGTTGACCATCCGCGCCGACCGGGTGACGCTGGACGGCGTGTCGGGCTACGGCTGGCAGATACGCAACAGTTGGGGACGGCTGCTGGTGCTGCTGGGCGATGACATCACAGTCAGGGATGTCATGTGCCAGTTCAGCTATCAGGGTGCCATACGGGGCGAAGGGCGGCACATCGTCATGGAGAGCTGCGCCAACATCCGCAGCGGCGTGCAGTTCTTCGACCCGGATCGGAAGAAGACGTATGTGGCCGACGGGTATGCCGCCAACGCCGCGCAGGGCGTACCAACCGCGTGGACGTTGCGCGGGGACGACCATGCGATCATCAACTGCTACTGCTCGCTGTCGGGCGGCGAAGGATTCACGACCGGCGGCACGCGCAACATGCGCATCATCGGCTGCGAGTCCACGACGCACAACCATGTGCAGCTTTACAACATCTGCGGCGACGGGGCGGTGATCGACGGCAATGTGATGTGGTACGACACGGTGAACGGCAAGGACTTCATGACCAACGGCATCCCGCCGGACAACATCGTGATCGGGGATGAGGAGGGCATCGTCAAGCGCTACGGTATCCGCACGCGAAAGGCGACCGTGGTCAACAACGTGATCATCGGCGGGGATGTGGGCATCGCCACGCGGACGAACGCCCACAACTACCGGACCACGATCAAGGATTTGTGCATCGCGTTCAACACGATCATCGGGGATGGGTTCACCCGCAAGGCGATCCAGATAACCCAGCCGGGCGCGGATGGGCCGCACGGCGGCGTCATTGAGAACAATGTAATCATGACACAGCCGGGCGTCAACCCGCCCGCGGATTACGTCCAGGACCCGACGGGCAGCGACGCTATCTGGCGGGCCAACAGCTACAGCCACGCGCCCCACCCGACGGCGCGGGGGGTCAAGGATACGGTAGGGGGGCCACTGGTGGCCGGCGTGCGGCTGCCGGGTATCCCGTATCACCGGCGGGCCGATGATGTGCCGGTGGTCAGCATCAAGGATAGCCCGGATTGGCCCGCGATTGTGGCCCTGGCTGAGGGGTCTCCGGCGCGGGATAGCGCGGTTTGGGGCAAGTCCCCCCCCGCCGCAGAGAGCGACATCGTGGGCACGCGGCGCGGCGCGACTGCCGACCGGGGCGCGGTGCAGACGGTTAAGGAGCCGTCGCCGCCGACTGAGCCTGGCCCGCCTACGGACCCGGACCCGGAGCCGGATTATGTGGTCAGCGTCACGGGGCCGTTTCGGGCGGGTGAGCGGGTAGCGCTGGTGCTGCTTCGCGAGGGCGAGGTGATAGCGGCGCTGGAGGCCACGGTCTAGGAGCACGGGATGACGACGTTTAACGGACAGGTCACGGCGAACAGCGACGATGCACAGCAGTCCAGCGGCACCATCGATATTGCCGGATTTTCCAACAACGCCAACAGCGCCACCCAGTACATCGGGTTGCGGTTCACCAACGTCACCATCCCGCAGGGGGCCACGGTCTCGTCGGTCATCCTCCAGCCCTACATGGTGTCGGCGGCTTATGACGACCCAGACGTGACGATCTGGGCGCAGGCAGCCGATGACGCGAGCACGTTCTCGAATACGACCAACGACATTAGCGGGCGCACGGCGACGAGCAACACGGTCACGTGGACGGCGACGGGAATCGGCACGGGATTTGCTAACTCGCCCAACCTGGCCTCGGCCGTTCAGGAGGTGATTAACCGAGGCGGCTGGGCGTCGGGCAATGCGCTAGTCATTGTCATTAAAGGCAACAGCAGCAGCAGCGCCTTCCGCATCCGCGAGTACAACAACACGCCCAGCGAAGCGCCGAAGATTGAGATCACGTATACGGCGGGCACGTCACACGCGCTAGGGGGGTCGTCAACGGCCACCGCAAGCGTCACGGGCGCACTGAGCATCACGCGGGGGCTGGCGGGGTCGTCAAGCAGTAGCACCAGTGTCAGCGGCGCGTTGACGGTTGCACGCGGGCTGAGTGGCACCAGCGCGGCCACGGCTACGGCTACGGGGGCGCTGGGCGTTACACGCGCCTTGTCCGGCACGGCGGCGGCGACAGCTACGGCTACCGGCACCTTGCGACTGGCGGCGGCGCTAACCGGCACATCGGCGGCGTCAGCATCGGCCACGGGCGCACTCGCCGTAGCGCGGCCACTATCCGGCAGCACCGCGGCCACATCGAACGCCACCGGCGCGGCGCGGCTGGCCGTGGCCCTGAGCGGCACGGCGGCGGCGACATCGAGCGCAAGCGGTGAGCTGTTCACCGAGGGGCAGGTCAGTCTGTCCGGCACGGTTGCGGCGACATCCGGGGCAAGTGGCGCGGCGAGACTGGCGGCGGCGCTATCGGGCAGCACGGCAGCGGCAACCGGCGCAAGCGGCACGGTGGCCGTGGGGCGGGCGCTGGCCGGTGTTGCGGCGGCTATCAGTTCGGCCACCGGCGCGCTGGCCGTGGCCGGGCAGATCGCGCTGGAAGGCACCAGCGCGGCGGCGAGTGGCGCAAGCGGCGCACTGCGACTGGCGGCGGGGCTGGCCGGGCAAACGCCGGTCATCTCCGGCGCAGGTGGAGCCGTGGCCGTCAATCGCGCTCTGGTTGCCACCAGCGCGGCGGTCAGCGGGGCCACGGGCACGCTAGAGACGGCGGTCGTCCTGGTCGAGCTATCCGGCACGATCACGGCCACGAGCGGCGCTAACGCCGGGTTGACCGTGGCCTGGTATCTGAGCGCTGAGGCGACGGCGGCAACGGCGGCCTCGGCGCGGCTATCGCTCATGACGGCGCTGCTGTTTGTGGGCGCGGTGCAATCGTATGCCGCACGCGGGGCTGTGGAAAGCCCGTCGGGTAGCGGCGCAATTCATGGACCGGGGCGAACGGGCAGCGTTCGCACGTCCGGCGACATCACATAGGAGAGTTTAAGATGGCAGGTTTCAGCACGTATTTGCAACAGAAGGTTCTGGATCATATCGGCGGCAACAGCAGCTACACCGCGCCGACGCCCTATGTCGGGCTGTACACGGCGGCGCCGACCGACGCCGGTGGCGGCACTGAGGTCAGCGGCGGCAGCTACGCCCGCGTCAACGCCAACGCGCTGTTCGGTTCGGCGTCGGGCACGAGCATGGCGAACGATGGGGCGGTGACGTTCCCGGCGGCGACGGCCTCGTGGGGCACGGTGACGCACTTCGGCGTGTTTGACGCATCGTCAGCGGGCAATCTGCTCTATTGGGGCGCGTTGACTACCAGCAAGACCATCGGCAGCGGCGACACGGCCAGCTTTGCCGTGGGCACTCTGACGGTCAGCCTGGACTAAGGGGGCGCAGCATGGCGCTGGCAAACGCAGTACAGGGGGCGACCCACACGCCGCAGCGCATCACGTGGTCTGATACGGACGGCGACCCGGTGAACCTCACCGGGGCCGTCCTGTCCGGGCGCATCCGGGCGATTAACGGCGGGGGCGTCGTGGACATCGCCGGGGAGCTGGACATCGTGAGTGCGCTGGACGGTGTGTTCGACTGGACATACGGCGCGGCGGACGTGGCTGAGGCGGGCGAGTACATCGTCCAGTTCACGGCCACGTTTGGCGACATGACGAAGGACCGCACGCTGAAAGAGGCGTGGACGGTCGTGGCGGCATTGTAGGGGTAAGGTATTCACTCATGGCTGTATCACAGACGACCATCATCCTATCCGGGTTCTTGTTATTCATGCTGGCCGCCGGGCCGGGATTGATCGGGCTGTGGTACTACCAGCGCGGGCTATCGGAGCGCATCGACGATCTGGAATCGTTGCGCCTGTTAGACGCGGCTGAGATAAGCCGGATGCACAACGAGGTCAACGAACTGCGGCGCGGCGTCTCTATCCTGTCAGCGCAAGTGCGACGGGCGGGGATGCAGCCTGAGTGGACGCCGGAAGCCGTGCCGATCATCGGGCCGTTACGCGGACAGGCCGCCGAGACGGATCGGCTTGTCACCCTGTGGCAAAACATCGCCGAGCGATTTAACAGCGAAGAGATAGATGACCTGGCGTTTCAACTTGGCTTGCCGGAATCGCACGCGGAGACCGACGGCGCACGGGCGCGCGATCTGGTTAGTGCCGCCAAGCGCCGCGACAAGCTAGACGCGCTGACATCGTTGTGCCGCAAGCTCAGGCCGGGAGGTGGCTTTTAGTGGCCTACAACAAAGTCTGGTATCACGCGGGCGCGCCGTGTAACGGCTGCCCCGGCATTGGCGACATGTGGCGACAGTTAGACGCGGCGGGCGTGCCGTTCGGCGTGTACAGCGTCGAGGGCGCCGGGCTGCTGGTGGAAGCGGCGCGTTATCGCAAGGCCGAAACGCTCATCTACCGGATGCTGGCGACGGATGTGGCCGAGTACCATCTGTCCCCGGCTGAGGCGGCGGCGCGGGCCTGGGCGACAACCATCGCCAGAATGCCGCCGGAACTCGTGGCGCTGAAAGACCGGCTATGGATCGAGATCGGCAACGAGCAGGACAAACAGCGGGCTGACTGGCTGGGCTGGTACTATGTCGAGCTGGCCGGGCAAGCGGCGGCAAGCGGGTGGCGTATCTGCGGGCCGGGCTGGGCCACGGGCGAACCGGAGCCGGAGCACTGGCAGACGCCGGGCTGGCTGGCCTATCTGCGGCTATGCGCGGCGCGTCCCGACCGGCTGGCCGTGACGGTGCATGAGTACAGCCTCAGCGCCGATGAGATCATGGAAACGTCGCCCTGGCTTGTCGACCGCGTGCGGTTTCTCTTCGAGGCGTGCGACGCCCACGGGATAGGCCATCCCACGGTGTTTGTGACTGAGGCGGGCTGGACGCATAACGACTTGCCCACGACCAACAAGGCGAAGGCCGACATTGCGGAACTGGCGACACTGTATGCCCACTACCCCACCGTCAAAGCGGCGTTTCTCTGGTCGATCATCGGCGGCGGGGACAAGAAGACGCTGGCCGCCGAACTAAACGCGCTCATGCCCTGGTTGACTGAGTACAGCATCACGACGCGGTTCCCCGATGTGGATCCGCCGCCCGTGGTTGTGCCGCCGCCTGACCCGGATAAACCTATACCTATGAGTAACAACTTACTGAAAAACGGCAGCTTTGAAGACGGCTGGACCGATAGCACCGGCTACAGCACGACGCAGAACCCGCGCCACTGGACCGTGGAATGGAATAACGGCGCGGCGTTCGTCAATCCGTATGGCGGGCAGCCCTACGAGCTGGGCGAATGCGTCCACAAGAGCAAGGCGCTATTGCCCGCCGCCGAACGCGATGTGTTCATCTGGGATGGCAACTGGACCCTGAAGGTATTCGCCGGGGGCCGGTCGTTTTGGGCGCGGCTCAAACAGACATTGGAGCTACCCGCCGGACGCTACCGGCTGAGTACGCCGGTCTGGGTTGACACATACAAATGGGATGGCGGCAAGGATTATGACGTTGACCCGCGCCAGACCGAGTGGCAGGTGAAGGTCAACGGCGCGGCCCTGGCCGAGTGGGTGCCGCTGGTCGCCGGGCGAAAGAACACTCCGGGCATTGACTTCGACCACGCGGGCGGGGCGGCCGATATTGCCGTTCACTTTCGCTGCAACTGGGCGATCTCAAACAACCTGTGGCTTGACGGCTGGGCACTGGAGCGGGTGGCGGTCGCGCCGCCGCCTGAGCCGCCGAAGCCGCCCACACCTGAGCCGGGCAAGCATAAGGCAATCATCCTGAAAGTTCCCCAGGACGTGGCCCTGAGCGAATGGCTGGCGGCCGCGGCCTACGCCTTCCGGTTCCGGCACACGATGACGGCCAGTCATGATGATATGGCTACGCTGCTACAGGGCGGCAACGCCGACAGCTACGTGAAGCTGGCCTGGGCCGGGCGGCAGGAGGAGAGCGGGCAACTGGTCGACGATCTCGGCTACCGCTGGGAGCATGTGCCGGAGTTGGACGCAGGACCGCTGGACGGCTTGCGGTTGGGGCGGCCGTTTGCCTGGCGCTACGTGCTGACCAGCGCCTTCGACGCGGGCCGCAGCTACGGCAAGCACGAGGGCGCGGACTACGACGTTGTGGGCGGCGCGGCCGATAACGCGGCCGACGTGCTGTGCCTCTATGACGGCACGGTTGACCGGTCGCTGGACACGACCGGCGGCTATGGCTCCTACGTCCGCGTCAAGCATGATCGCAACGGCCACGTGTTCTATACCCGCTATGCCCATTTGGACAAACGCTATGTAGAAGCCGGACAGTGGGTGAAGCAGGGGGACGCGCTGGGCGAGGTGGGGACCACCGGCAACGTCACGGGCGAACACGTGCATATCAACCTCGAAGTGCCCGGCTACGGGCTGGGCGGCTACGTCGTGGCCGACGTGGTGGACCCGGCGCCGTACATCCCCAGCGGGGCGGCGCTGCCGTTGTATCCGGTGGCGGCGACAACCACCATCGACTTGCTGCCATACCTTAAGGGTGATCACAAGCGACAGTTTGATATGGGCCACAACGTCAAAGGCGGCGGCACGCAAACGGTCCAGGTATGGCACTTGGATGCAGCCAACTGGCTTTACATCAAGGGCGAAGGCGGCGAATACGAGCGGCTGGGGTTACGGCCGTTTCAGGGTAAGGAGTGGATCTTTCGCTTCGATGACACGAGCGAATCCCCGACGCGGTTCTATGCCCACTACCTGCCAAACGGCGGGCCAATCGGAGCGCCCTGGTTGCCGCGTTATGCGACCGTTGGCGAGTGGTACACGACATCTAAGTTTGTTCAGCATTACCTGAAAGCCGGTTGTGCCAAGCAGGACGGCGGGGATGTGGTAGACAAACTGCGGGTGATGGCCGGTCCTCGATCGGTCACCTATCCTCAAAGCGGTGTGACATTACAGGATGTCATCACTATCGAGTGGTCAGGCGGCGAGCAATATGACTTCGCGGTCGGCCGCGGCTGCGTTGCGTTTCGTGATGCAGACCGCACGTTCTGGTTTATCGGTGACCTGGAGGGGCGACCCGACAAGGCTTACAAGAAGCCGGGTTGCATCCCTTTGGGGTGGTAATAGGAAGTGTTTTTAACGCACTAGGAGGTGCACGAACGATGGAAGGCAAATCAACTCTGGTAACGGTGATCTCGGTGCTGAGCGCGGTGATCGCGCCGATTGCGGCGCTGCTGGTGGCCTACGGGCTGCTGTCGCAGGAAGAGAGCGAGCTATGGGTGGCCCTGGCCGTGGCCCTGCTGGGCGCGCTGGGTTCGGTCGCACCGGCGCTCATCGGCCGCAACTACAATGACAACAGGGCGGCCGTCGTCACTGAGGCGATGAGGACCGGCAACATAGAATCCATTCAGAGGTTCTAGATACGAGGGGCGGGGTGGTGGTGGCTGCCCCGCCCCGATTTGCTTATCCCATCGAATTCGACGGGATTGGGGGTGACAATTGTCCACATGGACGGCAGAGCCGTTAGCGCGCAACGTGCTGCGGATTACGTTCGATGACGTGCGGTCGGGCTGGGAGGGGTGGGTGTTGCTTAGAAGCGACGCTCATCACGATAGCCCGGCCAACAATGAGGCCAAGGAACGCGCCCACTTGGAGGCAGCCAAAGAGCGCGGCGCGCCGGTGCTGGACTTTGGCGATTTGTTCGATGTCATGGGCGGCAAGTTCGACCCGCGCAAGATGGAGAGCGGCGTCAAGGCGCGGCACAAGGTGGACCACTACTTCGACGCGGTGCTGGATGACGCGGCCGAGTTCTATAGCCCGTATGCCGATCACATCGCGCTGCTAGGCGCGGGCAACCATGAGACAAGCGTCCTGAAGCATCACCAGATGAACCTAACGCACAGCCTGAGCCGGTCGCTGAAACGGGCGGCCACGCGTGAAGACATAGCGCAGGTGGGCGGCTATGGCGGCTATGTGTTCCTTCAGTTCGCTATTCAGAGCACGGTCAAGTACACGGTCAAGGTGAAGTACCACCACGGGCACGGCGGCAGCTCCCCCGTGACGAAAGGTGTGATCGGTGCCCAACGCCGGGCGGTGATGTATCCCGACGCAGACATTGTGGTTACGGGCCACATTCACAACGGTTGGGTAACGGCGCACCCGCGAGAGCACGTCAACAAGCTGGGCGTCATTACCAGTATGCCGCAGATTCACATTAGCTTGCCGGGTTACAAGGATGATTGGGCCGACGGCAGCGCGGGCTGGGCGGTGGAAAAGGGCTTCGGGCCGAACATGACCGGCGCGTGCTGGTTGCATCTGGAGTACCAGCACTATCAAGACGGCGTGCCGCCGATAGCGGTGACGCCGATCCCTCTGGGGTGGACATGAACCTAACACCTGAGACAACGGCGCTCATGCAAAAGCGCTACAGCGAAGTACGAACGAATATCATCTTCGATATGCACGGCATACTGGACGGCTTTCAAGCGCGGTTCCCGCTGGAGATGCAGACGCCTCGCGACATCCAGTCGATGACCGAGCTACACCGGGCGCTCATGGCGCTGAGCTACGGGTTGCCCATGCCGGATGATGGGGAAGGCGCGTGACCTGGGCCGTGCGCCTCTGGCCGCGTGACGTGTGGCCCTATCTGCCCGATGGTATCGCCCCACGATATGACGGGGCGCTGGACCTGTGCGCCGGGCCGCGGCACTTGGCCGAGGCGTACCTGGCGCTGGTGCCGGTGCTGGCGATGGTCCAGCCGTGGGGCGTGGAGGCGGCCGCGGGCCGGGCGAAGCTGGTCATGGTGGAGCCGCCGATTGTAGTGGATTACAACTGAGGCGCGGCGAGTGTAATTTTTCGTGGTATATTACACTCACGACTGGCGGTGATGACGGGCAGGCCACCCGTGCGGAGTCGGTCGTTGCTCCCCCTGAGGCTTCGGTCGATGGGTGCGGGGCGGGCTTATCACCCGCCCCTGTTGTGTTACGCCCCTGGCGGCTTCGGCAACTCGCACCAGTGGGTTATGTGTTCGACATCGGCCATTCTCCTTCGGGGTCAGTCACCATAGCGGTTCGTAGTACAGCATGACATCATATTCGTTGTAACCGCCCGGCGACTTGGCAAACGCGTAATACCTAAAATCGTCCGGCGTCTTTAGGCGGCTTTGCTCAAAAATCCAGCGTGACGGGGAGCCGCGTTCCGGCTTGATGTGCCATTCACCACGAAGGCGCGCCCACTGCCAGACGTACTTAATCGTCGTTTCAATCATCGTTAGTCTCCTTCGTTAGCAACGTCCACAAACACCAATCGCGCTGCGCCCCGCCTGAAGCATCCTGCCGCGTGTGGCGGGCTGCTGCGGCGCGTCTCTCGGCCGCACACCAGCAGCACATGGGCCGGTCGTCTACCACTATCTGCGCGCCGTATCGATAGCGCAGGCCGCACCGGGGGCACTGGTCGGGCGTGGCGATGAACTCGGCGCCGGGCCTGCGGCCGCGTGTGGACCGGCCGTAGATACTCTGTAGATACTTGCGTTCGGCGGCCAGCATGGGCGTGTAGCGGATGCGCTTGGTCAGGTTGCTAACGTCTACGCCGAGGGCTTCGGCCGCGCGGTAGGTCACGCCTTCGGCGGCCTGCAGCGCGGCGACGATCTCGCCGTTGGGAATTTGGCTGAGGGGGCGCGGGGTCATGCGGCCACCACTGCCACAAGCGCGGCCAGCCGTTCGTTGACGCGCGGGTCGGCGCTGGTGATACCATGCAGCACAATCACCAGCGCGGGCTGCCCCTCATCGTCTGTGATGTCGGCCACGGTCACGGGCTGACCGGCGGCGGCCCAGCGCCCCAGCCCATCGGTGGCGGTCATGAGCCACACTTCCGGCGGCATGTCGGGTTTCGTTTTCGCTGCCATCATTCCTCCGAGTTGTTTACATAACTATCCCAACGTGTGGGGTTCAGTTCGATCAGGCTGTCCACTGTGCCACCATAGACGGCGCGGCGGTCCTTGCCTGAGCCGAACCTGTACAGCCAATGGTAACTGTAGCCACCACCGGCGCGCTTGCGGCGGTTGATCTCGATGCGCCACACCAGCCCGGCGCGGTCTGTAGTGGCACGTGTAGTGGCATGGTCGGTTGTAGTGGCACGGTCTGTAGTGGCATGAGTGGCGCGTGCCACTACAGATGCCACTACAGACGGCAGCGCGCGCCCCGTCTGTGCCACTACAGATGCCACTACAGGTTCAGGCGGTGCCACTACACGTTCCGGCGATGGTGGCACATCCTCGCGTATCTCCGGCGGCCCTTCAGCCGCTAACGAAAATTTGTGTCACCTCGCCCGTGCCCGTTGGCGCTGGGCTGCTGCCCCTGCCCCGCCGGTTCGCGTGGCGGCGCGGGTGTTTCTTGACGCGGTGCGTCATTGGCGCTGCGTTGTCGCCCGCGCTGAAGGATGTCGGGCGTGCCGTCGCGATCGGCGTCGGCGCGGACTTCGCGCACAAGGTCATCGAGCATGGCGCTGCCCAACTCGCGGGCAAGCTGCTCTTGAATCGTGGTGCGCTGTTGGCTGAGGTTCTTTAGCGCTGCCTCAAACACGGCGTCGCGTTCGGATTGCATCGCCATTTCCTTGCGGGCCGCGGGGTCGCCCAGGTGAAACACCAGCACGCCCAGCACGTTCATGATTGTCCATGCGCCAATGCCCCAGATGGCGACCTCGCCCAGCATGGCGGGGGCTTCGACGAGCTGCTGCCCGTCGAGCAGGATGTCGGCAATCGCCATCAGGCCGACGCCCACGAAGTTGATCATGGTCAGGCTGATAGCGACGGCGCGCTGGATGTTGCCCGTGGCGTGGCCGAGAAAGACCATGAGCCAGGCGATCATGCCCACGTCGAAGATGACCAGGCCGAGCAGGGGCACGGCCCAGAATGAGTTGGGCAGGGCCATACTGAGGAACGAATAGGTGAGGCTGCTGGTCCAGATGAACAGGACGGTAGCCACGAAATAGAACACACCTTTAGCGATAGTACGGTTCACAGTATCTCCTTAAATCAGATCGAGCGTATAAGCGGCGGCGACAAGCACGCCGGTGATCACGGTGGCGACGAAGGCGCTTATGACAGTCAGCCGCCGCAGGAACACGCCATAAGACATCGGCGGCAGGCCGTAACGACCGAGGCCGAGGTTGAGCGGGAACCCGGCCAAGAACATCATGAGCCACACGCGGCCGATGATGGCCGCGTTGTCGACGAGGTAGGGGATGATGTTGCTCATGCCGCCTCCAGCCGCACGCCTTTCGGCAGCAGGGTGGGCGGCAGATCCAGCGCAGTCAGGATGTGGCGGTACCAGCGCGACCCGAAGAACTCCAGCGCATCGTCGCGGTGCTGCCGGTCGCACGCGTCTTCGGCCGCGACTTTGAGAATGTTGATCGCCAGTCGCCGGACATCGGCCGGGGCGATCTCATGCGGGGGAAGGGGATCAGGCCACTTGATTCGCTTTGCCGGCCGGCGTGCCTTGCTGCCGGCCACTTTCGGCTTTCGGCGCGGCACGCCCTGAGCATCAATGCACTTGTAAATGGTATTGTACGCGTATCCGGTTTTCTCGCGGATTGCGGCTATCGATGCGCCTTGACTGTACATCTCGACGATGGCACGGCGGTCTTTGTCAGTCATGGCCTGCCGCCGCTTAGGGGCGTGGAGACCGGCGTCAATCAGGTATTGCCGGACGCTCGACTCGTTGCGGCCGAGTTCGCGGGCAATGTCTTTTAGCATGTGGCCGTCTTCGTACATCCGGCGCATGACCGCGGCTTCGGCGTCGGTTATCGGGCGGCGTTCTCTAGGCACGGTATCACCTCCCTAACGTTGTCCGGCCGTGCGCCGGGCTGATGCAGCTCGACCGGCACGGCGTAGTGCCCGCGGCTGGCCCAGCCGACTAAGCCCCAGCCGCGGGCGTACCAGTACGTCTCTTCGGATTGCTTATCATCGGGGGAGAGCAGCCAGTCCAGTTGGATCACGTCTTCGATGTCGCCCAACGGTGTGGGCCAGGACGGGAACTGGTAGGTGAAGCTGAGCCAGGTGTGATGTTTGACGCTGCGTAACGGGTAGCAGTCAGACTTGCGGAAGAACGTCATGCGCGGGTTGCGTTCGTAGATGTCGCCCGGCGCCCAGAAGCGCGGGCACCAGCGGCTATAGATTTCGCGGTCGTCATCCCTCAGGTCGTAGTATTCGCCGTTGCCGGGGGACGTATCGATGCCGCGATAGATGAACTCGCCATCGGCGGCCAGCTCTTCCCACTCGTGGTTTTTGGTTTGGTACCACTCCGACCAACGCGGCAGGTTATAATCGACTAACGTCTGGTGGCGCGCCTGATGCTGGTTGCCGTCTTTGTCGAACAGCACGACCTCGTAGATTCGCCCGTCGCCGCGCATATAGGGCAGCATGTCCCACGGGGTGATGGCGGGGCGGCCGGAGCCGATGTAGGGTAGGTAGATTTTGTGGTTCATGACTCGCCTCCCGCCCCTTTGTTCTTGGCGATCAGATCGACGATAGGCACATTGAAATCGGGGTTGTTCAATAGGGCGGATTCGCGCCACGATTCTCGTACCTTGCCGGTGTCAACCTGCTTGGCCAGCCCCGCCGCGATGTCGCCTCCTTTCTTGGCAGCAAACGACAGAACGTCGGCTATTGTTTCGCCCGTCTGAACATTGCACCACGACCAACAATCCCAGCCGGTGTAATCGCATGCGCCGTTTATGTAGGCGAACACATCGGGCCGATCAAGCTGGACAATCCAGTGATATTCGGCCCCATCACGTTCTCCCTCAATGAAAGCAAGCACGGCCACAACTCGCGCAAGTTCGTCATCGAGATAATTGTAGGTTAGCGCGGCGTACAGATCGTAATGGTCGTTCTCCAAATTGCTCATTGTATCTCCAAGAAATATAGGTAGATTTGGTCGGTCATCGGTGCGCCCCTCTCTTCTTTATTCGTCGCCCGCCCCCCTCCCTTATCTCTGTCGTGTTTGGTTTCGGCGGCGTGGGCACGCCCGGCGCTGGTTCATATCGCGCGCGGCCGTCCTCATCGGCGGTTCTGGCCGCCTCCATAATGGCCGCCCACAGGGCCAGGACGGCCAGGGCGACTATGCCGCCGCAGATGGCGACGGCGATAGCGGCGATAGATGCTAGTGTCGTCATGATTGCATCTCCCTCTCGGCCATCACCATTTCCTCTAGCCATGTGTTGTATTTTTCCCATGCGGCGGCCCCTGCGGCGGCTGCGGCGGCCCCTGCGGCGGCCCATGCGGCGGCCCATGCGGCGGCCCCTGCGGCCCCTGCGGCGGCCCATGCGGCGGCCCATGCGGCGGCCCCTGCGGCGGCCCCTGCGGCGGCCCATGCGGCGGCCCCTGCGGCGGCTGCGGCGGCCCATGCGGCGTCCCGTTTTGACTCGTCGCCCGTTTCCAGGTACTCGCGCACCACATCGGGTATACACCACAGGTGCGCCACGTCCAACGCCACGCGCCGGGCAAACGCCTGTAAAACTTCCTCGCCGTCAACGCGCCACACGATGCGGCGGCGCCGGGCGACAACCTTGTCGGTGCCCCTTTTAATTTCTGCGCCGAGTTCTACCCGGCAGATGGTGGTGCCCGGCGCGTATTTCAACGCGTCGATGATGCGTTCGCTGGCGTGCAAGCCGGACTCGCACAACACCAGCGGCCCGTCATGCTCCAGCCACTCGCCATCGGGTGGCACGGGTCGCCCGTCTCTCAGTGTTTCGCCCACAAAATGCCAAGCTATCAT